GAGACGAAGCGGCGAGTGCGCCTGCCGTTGTCGATATGATAAAACCCGTCCTGACCCGACCCGTGCGAAGCCGTCCACCCACGCCGCGCACATTGTTCGTAAACGAGCGGCGTGTCGTAGCCGGCATCAACTACTACGCATCGCGGCATTACGTCGAATTGTTGCTGGATGGCGTCGAGCGTTTCCCAAGTCAGCGGGCGCGACTCGTGCAATAGCATGGACGAGCCGTCCACTCGGAAGGCGCGGACGACGGCCCAGAAGTGATCGCGTTGCTTGTCCACGCACATAAAGCGCCGATGTTCGCCGTCGATCTTTTGTCCTTCGAGATATTCCGCCTTCGCGTAGTCGCCAGTCGTGATCTCCGGCAAGTCGCTCGTGACCTCGTCTTGCCAAGTCTGCGCTTTGCGTTTTTGAATAAATTGTTTGAGCGGCTCCAGGTTGCCGGATGACTTGGCTTCGTTGGCTTCGATCCATTCCTTGACTATGCTGAACCACGGTATCCACCAGACTGCGTAGGCTGGATACTCGAAGCTTCTGTGACCGCGCACCGGATGCGGGTTGAGTGCACGATACGTTGCAGAATTTGCAAGGTTGCGTCGAGTACTTGCGTCGTCTTTGTAGCGAGTTTCGCAATGCTCACACTTCATTCGGACGGAGTCCTGCACCCTATCCCACAGAATACCGCCCTTGTCGTCACGTTCGGACGTGTATTCGATCTGATCGAACAGATATCGTTGCCAGTTCCCGCAATGGGAACACATCCAGCCCCAAACTTCCCGCGTTCCGCTGTCCCATTCGGCATCCGCTTCGTGTCCTGCGTCCCATCCTTGCGACACTAAGAGCGTCTTTCGGTTCCATCTGTCATGGTGACGAGCTTTTAACTCTTTTATCATCCCGCCTTTCCACCTCCATACCTCGTCCCCGATGCAATAGCGCATCGACTTTTCTTGTAGGTTGGTCATGTTCGCGCCGCCTGCGAACAATACCATGTGCGGAAATAGGATCGTGGTCTTGCGCAAGGCGTGCCGGTCTTCTGGAAACAAGTCTTTGACCGGCTGGCATTCGTTAAAGATCGGAAGCAAGCGCGACTCTGTCCAGTCTTTGACCATGTCGTCAGTCTGACCGACGAACAAAGTCGGACCCGGCTTTTGAGCAACGATGAAACAAGCGAGCGTTTCCATCATCGTAGTCTTCCCGCCACCTGTCGGTGCGCGAAGAAAGACCTGCGTCGTTTCGTCGTCGCTTGCGGCCAACAGCGGCGCGTTGAGCCATGGCGCAACCGAAGGGTCGAAGCGCGAAGCTCGGTCGGAGTTTGGAAAGCTGACGTGGTCGCTTGCCCAGTCCAGTATCGTGCCGTCGAATGCTAACTTGATACCGTCGCGGATGCCTTGTGCGAGTGGGTTCATTCGATATCTTTCCTAGCGTCCCAAATAAAAAGGCCGACCAATAAAATTGCGATAATGATTGAGATTATCATTTCATTCCAAAAATTTGCTTGAGCGCGTCGAGATTCCCAGACGGCGGTTGTTTAGGTGTCGGCTCCTCTTCTCCGTCATACATGGCAACATCCCATGTTGTTTCAAACATCTTGCGAAGTCCGGCAGCGGACAGCGTTATCATTCCTTCACCGTCGAATGAAGGATTGCGTTTGGAGTAAATTTTCCAAAGTTCTTTTTTTGTCATAGATCAAGCTTGGCTTTAACTAGTCGTAATTCCGGCAGAGCTTGAACATCTTCTCGATGGCGTCTCGGACGTGCGGCCATTCTTCCGCGTCGAATCGTAGCTTGCCTCCCTCTTGGCTAACCTCTAAAAACTCGCCAGCGGCCTCGTCTACGATCTCGATCTCGGTTACGCTGTCGTCAAATATTTGCTCTCCCTTTACTCCGACTATCATCTTTGTTGTTCGTGTTTCGTATGTCATAGTTTATACCCTTTCGAGTTCAATTTGTTCATCCGTTGTTTGATTATACCTTTTCAAGCTCATTTCGGATCTCGGCCAAGATCGCTTGCGTGCGCTCATGCAGTTTCTTTCGCAAGCTCGCTTCGTCGAGTCCTGCCAATGCGCCCGATGCGTCGTTGACGAGCGCCGCGAGTTTGGCGCTGAAGATCGCGCCGATACGGATTCCGGCTTCGCGCACAACGGCGATCTCGACCAACTCGCCTCGGTCTTGCTGAAGGCGGACGCGAATGCGTTCGCTTTCGAGCAGGGTCTTCTCAAGTCGAGCTTCATTCAGCGTAGCCGGGGCGGCTTTGCCCGATGCCTGCAAGTATTCGTCGCGCCATTTTGTGGCGGCTTCGATGGACGAAGTCGGGCATCCCATTTTCACCCATTTTGCAACGGCCTGCTTGGAAATTCCCCACGCATTTCCGATGGCTTCGTGGCTTATTTTGACAACCTTACTTTTTTTGTTCATGCACAAGAGAGCAAAGAGAGTATGTTAACCCCCATGGGAGAGCCAGTTATAGGAATCTCTTAATTTTTTCATAACATTTCAAATTGATGTTTGAGTGGGATGGTCGCAGATTTTCTCCTATTCTCAAATACAAACAAAGGTTGCAGATTAGAAATATGATTTGCGATTTTTAAATTCTCTTCTCGATTAAAATCAAAAGCAGAAAGGGGAATGATGTGATCTATCTCCCATACCTTCCCATGATTGTCCCAAGTCATTCCCTTCTTAAACTTTGATTCGATTCTTCTCTTAGCATCATTGAATGATGTTCCTAAAAAAAATTCCGTCCTTCTTGTGTTTTTTTTTGTTTTAGCGATGCGAATCATTCTGTTAACGCCTGCTCTTAATTTGTTTTTTATTCTTTTTTTCTTATTTGTTCTCCATTGTCTTTTAGCTATTCCCCTACCTCTTTCCCTACTTTCATCTATATTCACCCAATACAAAACTGTAGCCTTACTTGCATTCCTCCAATCAAATCCACCGCCGTAATTAGCCTCAGCGCGAATTATTAAATTGATATACGTCTTAACTTTCTCAATCTTTTTTAATGATAAATCAATACGCTTTATTAGTTCCCTGCGGTTCTTTTTAGATTCAGTAACTTTATTCTTATTCCCAGTATCAACAAACCTTATCGCGGCTTGCTTGCTGCTTGATCGACTAAGCCCTTTAGCAATTACTATATTCCTAACAGTAGCGTGATTTACTTTGTATAGCCTTTTAGCTATCGCCTTGCATCCGAACCCAAGGCCAGACAAACAAGAAATACATTTAAGTTCCTTATATGGGTTTGCTTTCTTTATTCTGGAATGATCCCCATAGCATTGAAGGGAGCAATACTTTTGCTGCGAGCTTCCGCATGAAAAATCAATTAAGCATTTGGCGCATTGCTTTTGGTATTTGGTAGGGTTGTAGCCTTTGGCCTTCCCCCCTTCATTCCGTTCATCTTTGATGACTCGGCTTTCTTCTTCGACTTTAAAGAGCCAAGGATTTTCCCGATGTTGATTTGCTGATTGCAGTGTGGGCATTTCATTAAACATATATCCTATCTGCTAGGATTGTCAAATCAATTTGTTGTAAATCTCGACGATAGGCTTGAGCGAAACGCGCAACGATTCTCTCTCATCCGCACGCCATTGATCCACCGGCTTGCGCGTGAAGAGGTCGGCGAACGAGCGTTGAAGTTTGCCTGCATAGGTGAGCCAATGAGTCGATGCTCCCGTGGTGCGTTCTGGGTCGTTCTCCTCGCGACCCGCTGAACCTGGAGGCGGAAGGATGCCGAGCATCTGAGCGCCGAGCTTGGCCATGTCGGCAGGCCATAGGTCGAGTTCTAGTTGGTCGCGGTTGCGTGCTAGATGTATCGCCTTGGCTGCCTTGTCTGGATCGATGCCGAGCGATGCAAGCCATTCGTTGCGGTTGCCGCGCACGTGGTCTTTGGCGACCATGAGCATCTGACCGCAGTCTGCCATGCGTAAGACGGCTGCGCGGGCGTTGCCCTTTGCCGTTACTGCTAAGGCGTTAGCTTCCGCGTATGCGGTGCGGATCTCTGTTTCAATGACTGGCAGCGTGAGCGCCGTTATTTCGTTTTGTTCCATATTTGTTTGTATTAGTTTTGCGGTATGTATTGCGAGCTTCCTCGCTCTTGAGTGAAGTGCTAGGCGGTAGGCCTGTCGTGTCGAGAAAGTCCATTGCTATCTTGCTGATCGCCTGCTTGGTGCAGCCTAGCTCCCGCCCGGCTTCGAGCATCGACATACCCGCTGTTAGCGGATGCCCTAACGCGAACGCAACGCCCCAAAGCGTTTTGCTTCTGCTGTAACCATGCTCCGCTAAGAAGCTGATCGTTTTGTTCAGCACAACCAGGAGCTTCTCCGATGCTTCGCGGTACGCTGTCATGCGGAATGCGTGGCCTGCCGTCGGATCGTCGAACGAATAAAAGTCTGGCGTGTACGAAGCCTCGTCGTATTCCGCTGCGTCTCGCGTCAAGTCGTGCATCGAACATCTTTGTTCGCATAGTTTTTTTCTTTTGCAAATAGTTTCTCGTTTTTTGGCTCTGAATAAAAGGCGCAGTCTGCCGCTCCTACCGAGAAAAACAGTGGCTTTTTTATAGGCATCCAAACATCCACGTATCAACGCCTATAAAAGTGGTTAGGTGGTCAATTCGTTGCTGGCACGACGTGTGGATTCGCTCCGTGGCTTTTTGCAAATGCGCACGCTTCGGCTATACTGGAGAATGATATTTGCTCCGTGTCTTCCGGCCAAGCATAGTGCCCACTCTTGACGTGCCAAATATCAGTCCAGTTGTTTTTAACCACAAGCACCGGAGTAAAGTTGAGTTCGATTTGCGTTATGTTCATTTCGTCACCCTATCGACAAAGCGACTGATGCCGCCTTGCATTAGCACCGGCGCTGAGACGTGGCGTTCACCGTTTCTGTTTTTCATAAGTCGTATCTCTGAGTCGGGATGGTTTGCATGGTCGATGTGCAGAACGTAGTCGGCGTGATGCCCGATGCCGCGGGACTCGCGCAGCTCGCCTTTGTCATTTAGTTGAGAAGCGGTCAGGACGCAAACATTTAAATGCAACGCCATCAACTTCAGCCTGCGGACAACTTCGCTAACTTGTTGCTCGCGTGTCTCGCTTTTGCTGTCGGCTGACGGAGAGCAAAGTTGAATATAGTCGACAACGATCCAGTCCAACCCCGTGCGCTTTTGTTGGCGGCATATCGACTCGATAGTATCGATATCCGATACTTGGTCGTGAATAGTGATCGGGAGCGCCGATATTTCGGCAATGCCGTTCTGAATTCCAGCCAGGTGTTGCTTGTTTGGATTCTCGTAGGCCGACACGCATCTCCATCCGCTTTTAGATGCCACCAAACGGCAGATGACTTGAAGTGCGCTCATCTCTAGGCTGAAGACGATGCCATTCTTGGCGTTTAAAGCCCCTTGCAGGGCAGTTTGGAGTAAAGCAATAGACTTGCCGCCCGAAGTCTCCGAAGCGAACACAGCGAGCGTTCCACGCTCAAACCCTCCGTTTAGCTTTTCGTCCAGTCCGGTGACTCCGGTGTGGAAGCGTTCGGGTTGGGTTGTTTTTTCGAGTTCGTTGAGAAGCTCGGTGCATTGTTGCTTGAGCGATAAAGCCCCGACTTGTTCCTCGTCCGAGTCCGCCAAGTGTTGAGCGATGCCGTTCAAGTCGGCCCGCATCTCGCGGATGTCATCTTTGCTCTCGTGCAGCTTCGCCATCGCCTTGCGATACCGGCGGGCTTTGAGCAAGTCTTTGCGGAAGTCGAGAGCGGCGACAGCGTCCCCTGTCGGGTAAGCGGTGAATGCTTCGGTGACGCCGTGATATCC